GTTGATGGTGCAGCAAGGCTGTCTACAGTCCACTCTACGAAAGTGGCATTAGCTTTCTGCTTAGAAGCAGAGGAAAGGATTGGAGTTTCTTCGGGAGCAAGAATAGTCAAGACATCAGTCAAGTCTTCTCTGTTGGAAACACCAGATCCCGGATTAGTAATATCGAATGTATTTGAAAATGACATTTTATTTTAATTTAGGATTATCGTTTTTGTAATTGTAGTTTTCTCATTGCAGCGTAATCACTTGTACTTCCAGTTTGTTTGAAGCGAGCTTGAAGATCTTTAAGAGCTTTGTTTGTCTTTGAGTTAGATTGTTCTGACTTAGCAGCGGAAGTTATTCCGGTCCTAGTAGGATTGAGAGATGGTGCACTTTTATTTTCAACGATAGCTTTACGTCCATAGATGCTGTTAGTAGCGTGAGCAAACCAGTATTCAATTTGACTACTAATATCCGGAGCTTCAGAATCGAGTACCTCTTTTAATTTTTTAAAACGAGGATCATTAACTGTTGCTTCGTATTGTTTTCTAGTGTCATTGTCCTCACCGCTCATCCAATCTAATTCTGTTTTTGCTTGCTCCTCGAACGCTGCCTTTAGCTGCTGTCCTTGCTCACGTTGTTGAACTCTATTTAGTTGATCCGGTAAGAATTGTTTCTGTGCCTTACGTGCATTTAATAACGCTTTACGCACATCTGATTTACTTAACTCATTGCCATCTATTTCTGTAACTATATCTTCTGCTGAGTATGCATCACTTTCAAACAAAACATCTTCGGCCCACTCAATGGTAGATGTGATCTCCTCCGCCTTTGTTTGTAACTTTTCAATAGTATCTAAGTCACTAAACGGATTATCTTTAATCTCCTTTGGTGCATCCAGAGGGTTTTGTTTTTCCTTAAGCATTGATTCCAATTGAGCAGCTTTTTCTTCAGCAGCTTTACGCTTTGCCGTCATCTCTCCGAATCTAGCTACAGCTCTACTGCCAAGTTTGTCCGCTAACTCTTTCAGTTCATCTTCTGATAAGTTGTCTATATCTAACTGTGAAAGAACATTTTCTTCAGAAACTTCTTCTGTAACCTCAGCAACTTCTTGAGTTTCCTCTTGAGCTACCTCCTCTACTTCAGAAACCTCTTCGGTATTCTCTTGGGATTCCTCGACTTGAACCTCTTGGCTCTTGGTAAGTTCTCCCAGTCTTCTGTTCGCAAACTGCGAAACTGTCATATTAGTTGTCTCCGTCGTATTTTGGGCTGGTTCAACGTCTCCAGTTGTGATTTCGTCTGACATATATATTTATTGTTTCCACTCCTTAACGCCGAGCGATGGCGATGAAAGTATTATACCACAGTAGTCGTTAATTATTTAATGACTGTTGGTGACGAACTTTTAGCTGCTGCCAGTCAGCCATCTGTATGATCTGGTCATACGTAATTATCCTACCGGATAACTGTTGTAACTTATCTACATCTGCATTATGCATCTCGGATATAGTTTCTTCCCTTAGGGAATGAATTACTTCTATGAAACGTGCAAAGGTTTCGTGATTAGCTAATGCTTTTATATCAAGCTCTAAACTGTTCATTACATTTGTTGAGTATTCATACCACCCATTTGTGCGGGTGCAGTACCTATCTTACCTATTTCCGCATTCTGCATTTGTTGCATTTGGAAAGTATATTGGCCAGCATATTTTTGCAGACGAGCACCGAATGCTTCATCTTGTTGAGCTCTTTGAGCAATGTCTGGTTGAGATGTGTATTGTTGAATAACTTGCATAGCAACTTGTGCACCATTTGGGCGAGCCGGCATTTCAATACCAGCAAAGATTTTAGCAAGGTCATCAGTAACATCTTTAACAACTTGTTGTTGAGCAGCTTCTGTAGGCTGAAGAACACTATCTGCAAGAACCGGATCGATGCTATTAGCAGCCACGTCAAGCAAACTATCAATGTTAATCCTACCGCTTCTGTCCAGCTGCGTAAGCGAAACAAATGCTTGTAGTTTTTTCTCTGCTGTTTCGGGATCGGAGTTAAGTACATCATAATTAATTACCATATCAAAGTTTTCGTCCGGATCTCCTTTACTAAATGTTTGTGCGTCGGGCACACCAGTTACTCTAAAGAAAATACTATCGGGTCCAAACCTTTGGAAGCATCTATAAGCCATCTTTAATACTTCAGCGGAGTGAGTCAAGAACTTATCTACTAAAAATTGTTTTCTTATTTGGCTAATGTTAGATGTTTCATCCAGTCCTACTAACCTATCAGCTTGTTGTGACATAGTCATTTCCATTTCTACTGATCCTTGATTGTATGTAGGTGTAGGTGCGAAGTCCAAGTCACCCTTACGACGGTAAGGAATCATACGCCCGGGTCCCCAATCTGTAGGAGCTTGTCCTACTGGGTGAAGTATCGGAGGTAATGTTGAAATACTATTCCTATCAATACGAGAATCTCTTTCTATTTTAATTTGATTCTGTATACCTCTGAGTAAATCCGGTACAGTCTGTACATCATAGAGACGTTTGCTGTCCTCTGACAACTTAGTAACAACTACCGGGTAGTCCTCGTATCCGTTCATTAACTCAAACTTAGCATAACCGGCAGTGGTATCGTCTCCACTAAATTCTTTATGAAAGATAGTTTGATAAATACCTTCGGATCCATCTTCTTCATCTATAAGTCTTTGGTATCCATATACTATTTCTACTAACTCATCTGCTTCATAAGCATTGTCAGTAAGTGAAAAGCTTCTACGACCTTCTTGTTCACGCTCAATAGAATCAATGTTTACTCCTCGGTAGTGTTCAATAATGTAATCAACATAGTCCTCGTCCCATCCATCGGTAATAACTTTGTTCTGTAACTCTTGGGCTGTGTAGTAAGTTCTCCAGAAACAATACGGTGCACGTTGTGGATCAGTTACATAGCTAGGGAAAAAGAAATCACCATCCGGGGCCAGTGTCTTTACTTCCGGAGCATTGACTTGTCTACGTACGATAGGCAACTCTGCCTCTCCACCTTTTCTTAAATCCTTGAGGGCTTGTTTGATTCTTTTCTCAGAAGCTGTAGGAAATACTTGGTTCATAAGAACTGTAAGTTCTTTATCCATACCTCCGGATTCAATAGCTCTATAAATATCTGGGCTTATCTGTCCTATTTGATTGATGTCAAGCTTCTGTAAGAATGTCCTATCCTCTCTGTGCCAGCCTACGTATGTAATCAATAGACCTCGTTCTAGTAAATAGTTAGCTCCTAGTTCCATTTCTCGCTTAAAACGAGGGATATAACCGGATGTTACCATCCACTTAAGAAAGCTAGATACTACCTTAGATCTACCTATATCGGATGATTCTACTGGATATGCACGTACATTGGACCTATTAAGGCTGGACATAAACAAAGATACTAGTCGAGTAATACGTTCATCAATAGTATGGGCCTCTATATCTGAAGCACCTTCCCAAGGGAATGCATCGGCACCGTGCTTTCTGTGGTCACGGCTTTTACCCGGCCAGAAGTTCCTACGATCATCGTAAGATGTTCTGCACAAATCGAAGTAAGCCTCTAGCTCAATAACCGTTTGGTCATAAGCTGTGCTTAATGTTTTAATATCGGGCTCCTTACTTGCGTAAGTTAAAGCATTAGAAGTTGAATCACTTTCCATTTATTTTTTTTCTTGCGGATTCTAGTACGTGTCGTAACAAATCTTTTGGTGTACCTATTCTATCACACATATCCGAGTGTGACATCTCTATGGTATGTTCGTGCCTTATATATCGGCACAACATTTCCCAAGCTGACAATCTGTCTATTTGTTTGTTCCGCCATTTTCTACTAGCGGTTATATCTTTACTTTCTTTTTTGGTGGACATATCTGTAGCTAGTGCCGGTATCATCCGTAATGCATTCGACACTTATAGTCTTTCCGACAAGTGCTCCATAGAATCTTCTTGGTATAAGTACCGGTACTTTTTTACCTAGCTCTTTACTATAACCCCAGTTATAACAACGGTTAGGACATTCGGATAGCATTTTTACCTTAATGTGTTTAGGTACAATTTCCGGTATATCAAACGCTTCATTTAGTATTTTAACACCCTCTTCGTTTATCCAAGTACCTTTACCCTTACCAGTTATTTCTTCTCGGGGTAATTTGTCTTGTGCTATTTGTAAAGCTTCATCGAACTCCACATCGTAGTCCTCTATTAATTTAGTAAGTTTAGTTTTCATTAGTAACCTCCTTGGGATTTTACCGTAGCCATCATCTGATAGCTGGTATAGTGATCGGGCCCTAGCCCTCCATTGCTCATACGTAAGTACCTAATAAGATCAAAAAAATCTTTTAGGGCCTCATCCATTTTTCCATTTGAATTGTAATTAATTAAAGTGTCAATCAAATTCTTACAGTCCTCGTGTATAAAACACCGCGGCCTATTGGCCTCATCTATGTCGTAGTTAGGATTATAATTAAACCATTCGTCGACAGCAGCGATACCTATGTCCTCTGTCTTGCCGTCACTTGGTACAAATATCATACCGTGATCCTCAAAGCTAGAGAATAGATCCGTATTGTTTTCATTTTCTTTAGCAAAGAATCGGGAGTCACCTATTCGTTCCATTACTTCTACACCCATCTCTTCTTCTATTTCTCTAAATAACTCTGCGTATCCTTGTACGTCTAGACCTATCTTCTTTGATGCTGGCCCGTATTTCCACTTAGGATCCCCGAACAGTGCCCACTCGCCATAGGTATCACGGTCCGGCCATTCTCTTCTTATATATATATCCTCGTCTTCATTGACAGCTGCCCATATAGCTGAGTAATTCCTAGCACCGGCTGGATCCACTACTTGGTATACCGTAAAGTCCTCAGTGATTTCGGGGAACTTCATACCGTATTTGTTTTCCTCATCACTTAGTACATTGACCTCCGGGGAAAATAAAGGTAGCAAAGAGGTCATTGACTTTACCGGGATCCCGTAGGCCCGTACCATTATATCATTTTCCGGCCGTCCCCTTAGATCCTTGGCTATACGTTCATAGCCACCGAATGGATTCTCATCGGAATGCAGATAGCATACAGCCGCATCTCTTTCTGGGCTGTACTGAGTTATCGGTACTTTTTTATTACCTAGAAGTTCTGCTTCCTTTGTTTCCAAAGTCTCGGCACCTCGTAGGTATTCTGATATGAATGGGGTAAAGCCATCGATAGGAGTAAAGCCTATAAGTAACTTAGAGTCCCGTGTAGCTAATCGAAAGCGTAATGTATTTACTAATGCTGAATCCCCTAGGTATTCATCTAACCAAGCCCCTATATTTAAGGAGCCCGGATTCTTGAACCCGAACTCAAAGCCCTCTAGGATAGTCTGGTTATTGCTGAACTGTGTGTAAGTCTTGAAGTCCACACGCGTTCTGGTGTCCGGAAATATAAATGAACTACCAGTAAAACCATTTTGCATAGAGAAGTTAATGTAACCGTCTATACTCTTAGTCTTCCTCCGGAACTCCTTGGGCATCATCTCCCACACAGCAGCTTGCTGTACCTTGACTGATGTGTCAGCGTTCTGGCTGAAGCATACTACGTGCCCGTCTGTGTTCTCAGTAACGGCTTGCATAACCATCTTGGCACAGCCCGTTGTTTTCCCGGATCTGTTACCACCTAGTACTAAGCATTCATTGTAATTATTAAGACCCCTACGCATTCTTTGCCAGCCATCTAAATCAAACCCGTGCCTAAGCGGGTCCTCTTCAGCTCCCCGGATCCGGCCCTCGTGGGCTGCGTGTAACTCCGCTAGTATCTTTGGCTCATTCTGAGCAAGGAACAGTATCTCCTCGTCAGTAGGTGGCTTTACTATCGGGTGCTCTGTAAACTTTAGTTCCATAAAGAATCATCTTCAGATATATCGTCCGAGAGTTCTTCCTCGTCCCATACTATATCTAAGGTATCGCTTTCCATATCCTTGTGAGTCTCGTGTATCAACATCCTACCTACCCGGTGGTTAGTGTAGTCATAGAACAAATCCCCCTCGTCATCCATTACAATGAACATATAGTTAGAGAAGTGCTCGCCTAAGTTACCGCGTATGCGGTCAAATAGTTCGTCGTGATCATTCGTTATCATCTATATCTATTACCTCAGCGTCTTTGATTTTCTTTATACGATCCCGAGCAGCCTTGATTGTCTCCTCGTAGTCCTCTTGAGTATACACCCTCCTATCCTCAGTTATACTAGTAGCTTCTCCTCTAGCAGTCATAGCCTCTCTAGAGGCATTGGCCTTGGCTATTGACAGCTCTTTTAGATCCCGGAATGTGGGCTCCAGCTGGCCGGTCTCCATCCGGTTCCGGACCTCTTGGATAAGATCCTCCTCTAAGGAGGACATACTTAAATAATTCTTGGCAGCTATCTTCCCGGCCATATCTTTGAACTTGCCTAGATGGTCAGCGTAGTCAGTGAGTACACTTATAACTGTTGACCTCTCGTATCCGTATTTCCGGACTAACCTAGTTTGACTAGTACCTATACTATACAGATAAAGCATATTAGCTACCTTCTCCGGATTGTGCCGGCTTAGACTACCTAGCTGATTAAGTTCTTTATTATCAGCAACTTCCCGGATTGAGTCCGTAATCTGCTGTATTAGTAATTCTTTATCTTCCATTTATTTTCAATTATTTTACTTTTTTCTCGACAGTCAAGCAAAATCTGTGTTATAATCAATTGTCTCCTTAAGGGATCCAAGCCTTAACGATTGTTTGTTAAGTTCAATTCCTTATTAAGTAAATAAAAAACCTTAAGGATACCGTCATTATAACATAGGGCCTTTGAGGATACTATTTTTTTGAGGCCCGTTTTATGATATATATGTACAGCTCCGCGTGTGATGTCGACCCCCGCCACCCCTAACGATTTTTAGATTAGGTAAGTCTAACGATCCATAACGATTTATTGTTTGGCAAAGACTAACGGTTTCTAGATTGGTAATATGAGGAGAATATTTTGCTCGCTCAGAGGTGAATCATTACGGGTACATTAGGGGGATCAATAAGGGTCGGACGGGTCAGAGATCCTAACGGTTTTTTGGTTAGGTATTGGGAAAACCCAAAATCACGAGGATGGACGCTGTGAGCTGTGAATAAGATGTGAGTACTAGGAGACCAACTCGAAATCGGACGCCTTGTAGGGCATCTGAGGTGGCATAGCGCGGATTCTCAAAAGTGTCTCAATAAGATTTATACAAAATAATGAAACGGTTATATGCGGGGTAGAGAGTATTTATTGATATAAATACAAGATTATGAAACCTACAATAACGTTCATTTGATTGGTAAATATGGGTAATAATGGCTTGGGTATCACAATTACATAAGGTGTTGATAGTCAAGAGCTTATGATTAGTTTCATTTTGAGTGATTTGAGATTCATTTATCGGACAAATGATATGTTGACTTATGGTGAATAGTCTGATTGACTCTTAGGTAGATTCATACTGAAACTACTACAATTTCGAGAGGTGAGATGAGCTTAATGTTAGTACTACTCTCGGAGGTTAAGCAAGGAGTACCGATGGATCAGATCGCACTTAGATCCCTAGGCAATGTCGAGATGACACGCTAAGCAGAAGCTTTATATAAAAACCATCTAGGAGGAGTCCCGGTCTATCGCAATGAGATAGCAATCAAGTCGAGACATTCAATAAGACTCAGCGACGAGCCGTGTACTGCACGAGATTCTAAAAGGTTAACTGATGAGGCTTGCCCGAAAGGGCTATAAATAATAGCCGAAACACCGACCGCCAATAGGCGGTGTCTTAACCAATAAACCAATTATTATTATGGACAAAAACATTATAGAAAAAATACAAAATCGTTACGAAAGAAGAGATAAAGCTATTAATTTCATAAGAGTAGGACAAGAAAAAAGAGATGAACTCGACCCAATAAAGAATAAAGATGAAATAGCTCACATCAATCATATGATTGACGTTGCTACTTTTCAAATAATCTGCGAGCTAGACGAATTGCTAATGCAAGTAGAGGTTCAACTGTAAATAAACTCAGCCCTAACGGGCGGTGTCTTAACCAATAACCAATAACCAATTATTATTATGTCATTTATTAAAATTAAATTACCAACTGTAGAAGTACACAAAGAAACATACGACAAATACTGCAAAGCATTGATGAGGTCACACGGCTTCAACAAGCGTGAAGCAAGAGCCTATATGGTCGAAACTATGGCAAGCTATGCCGAGCAACACCCATTAGTGGCAGTCAAGAATCACGAAGACTACGGCACACTACCTTACTAGTGCCGTAGGGTGTCTTAACCAACTATAAATTATTATGATACACGAAAAAGTAAAAAATATTACATATAAAAAACTTGATAGCGGAATTGAATTCGAGACTATCGAGATTCCTCTTCGACACGATATGACCGCAAGGTTAGAAGTGTGGTTCGAGCGAGAAGACAATCGCCTTATCGCAAGGCAAGACGGAGCTTGGGTCTTCATTGATTACAAGGATAACACCTACGATTTGACAGAGTATGAAGTTCATATGGGCTATCCATACGATGAAGAATGGAATGAGGATGCACCGAATCTAAAGCTACCAAGACATAGAGATGGAGACTACCACACATCGTGGTTTAAAAAGCTCGAAGAAAATCTCGACTACTTGACTGAGAAAGCGAACGAAGCCTTTGGCTTCTAGATTTTTACCACATCATATCGACCGACTGTGCCTTGGGGTTTACATCTTCGGATGCCCGAGGTCATACCTCCGACTGTACTCACAAGTGGTAGCGAGGAGGGGGGAGCAGTTGGTCGCGGTGTCTTAACCAAAATTATTAACAACCAATAAAATATTATGAGTGAAGCACAAGAAATTATAGCTCAGAACTTCGAGCAAATATGCAAGGACGTAGGCATCTCTTTAGATGATAAATACGGAGAGTTAGAAAAGACAAAGTTATACACAGCCATCCGTTCCTTTGTTTACGAGTGGATGTATGACTACAGCACCGCCAAAGATTCGGGGCTATCAGACCACATATTAAATCAAATGAAAGCTGACTACAAACCAAATAAATACGAATCATTATGACAGAAGAAAATGAACCAATTGATTGGGTAGAACTATCCGAACAAGCCGAAAAGCAAGCTGAGGAAGTTATTAAACTTATCGCTACAATATCGCCTATCGCTAGTGCTTATGTAAAGAATCACTTAGATAGTTACATATCAGAATTAATCTCAGCCGAGAGTATGATTAATGAGGAAATAAAAGAAGAGGTATACCAAATGGTAAAAAACTCAGCCAACAACGAAACACCTTAACCAATAAAATAAATTATGACAGTAAAACAATTAATTGAAGAGCTAGAACTAATCGATGACCCATACGCAGAGGTACGCATCCAAGAAGATAAACCTTGCGGGTGCGGGTACGTCTACGATTTCTACGGGGTCGAAGAGATGGAAGCCACAAGCACTGAGGAATCCGAAGTGTTTTTATTATTCAAAATCTAACCTAGTCTCCTTAAGGATACAGTATCGTTAAGGTCAACTCTCTCTTTGTAATAGAGAGAGAACTCCTTAAGGATACACCTAACAATAACACAGTCAAGAAAAAAAATTATGAAAACAAAAGATATAAAATTATACACAGTCCAATGCCGTTGGGCAGATGAAGACAGCTCAGAAATATTATTCAGAACTGTCGCAATCGGTCGACCAAATTTCTTGGAAGAGGACAAGCCTTGCGAAGAATGGACGGAAGAAGAAGAAGAATTTGATTGCCAAATCTTTCACTACTATGATAACTACGAACAATTGAATCAGCACCTCAAAGATGGAGACGAAACTAAAGAGGACTTCATCGTAACAAAAATAATCAACCAATAAAATTATGAACACAATACACTTACCAATAATCACCCTCATCAAGAGGGTAGAAGATATGAAAATAAACCTCGATGGTCTTCCGATTGAGTACGGGGCTAGGCTAGAGAATGATAAGACCAACGCTAACCTAGACCACATCATCGAAGAACTCAGAACCATAAAGCGTGAGGTCGTAGCACACGAGACGAACACGCTTGACGGATACAACAAGGATGACGCTGACTTATTCTTAGGTAGGAATCTAGACAAGGATGAGTGGTACGAACTCAAGGATGCTATGCTCGAATGTGATTACATATGGGGGCAAGTCGGGGAGTACGCTAACGATTGGATACAAGATAACATTATAGATAAGGAGGAAGAATAAATGAAAGACGAATGGGCAACCACTTGGTATGATTTGATTTCCGAATCAGAACAGTTGATAGAAGCAATGGGAGAAGGTGGAAGTGAATGCTTTACACCGAACCAACTTATGTCGATGAATATAAAATCTATTCATTTAGAGAAACAAGCAGAAGCTATACAAAAATCTTGGAAGCAAAACAGAACTGATGAGATTTGGGACGTAGCCGTAAAAAGAGACAGAGAAATTAACAAAACAACACAAAAAAATAAGGAGAAATAAAATTATGGGAAGATATTATAACGGAGATATAGAAGGCAAGTTTTGGTTCGCACTACAATCATCAGATGCACCGAGTAGATTCGGTGGTTTGATGGAA